AAATTACTAAATCCATTTCCTAATGAGGTGCACATTTCTCCTGTCATTCTCGTCGCCCTTATATGATAGGAGAAATATTTAGAGACCACATGGTTATCGGAGCCCAACACGTTGTGCACATACCATTGAAATTCTTCATGGCCTTTCATGTGTTGTGTCATATAATCATACAGAAGGAACTCACAAGATTCCATAAATTCTTGAGAGAAATGTCCTTCAAAACTCGTGTGGTCTGTGGCATAGTAGTCATAGTTTCCATAAAGACGTTCATAAATAAATTTAGGTCGTTCAGGAACAGGCACGTACTTAATGAACCATGGATTTTTAAAAACTTCTTTTTCAATCAGTTTAAAATATGGTCCAACAGCACATTTGAACATGTCAGTTCGGGCTTGAATCCCCCGTAAATTTTTATATTCTGGATATGTTTCATCTTTAGTGAAACTATTAACCACAAAATGCCGTTTTTCAACAATTGAATCGAATAGCTTCCAAGTATCACGTAATTCTTGCTTTCGCCATTCAGGATAATGTGTGTGCCCCAACCAAGTTTCCATAGATATATCAGAATCAGATGACAAGGGTGTTAAGTTGGTTTTAATCCATTTCTTAACAAACTGTTCAAATTTCTTCATTCTAGGATTGTTTTTCTTGGGTGGTTCAAAACACACACGACGATTGTGTCCTAAAAGAATAGACTCCGGATCAGTATGATCAGGATGAGGCATGACAGCTCTATCACCATGGCAACCCAAAGACACCATTTGCACGGGCCTATAGGCTGGGACCGGCATTTGGTCTGAGATGCGAAATTCAATTCCATCTCGAAGTTGCTTTGGTTCAAGAGATTTAGTCATTACCTCTTTGAGTCTGTAGCCATAAGCTACGACTCTATCTACAAGTTTAGGACCTGTCGAAAAATCTGGTCCTGTTTTCTGGAATCATTAAGGTATTTATAATACATTGCTGCTACCAAAACAGTGTTTTGCTTAACAGCATGAGCTATATCATAAGCATCATGATTCCAGGTGCACAAGTAGGCCATGTGTTGATCCATTTTAGCCATAACTGTGTCAGGACTAAGTCCTTTATGAACATTGGCATGTTTAATCAATTGACAAAACATCCCATATGAAAAAGTTAAATCATGTTCATCAAAGACCGCTTTCAAAACTCTCATTTTCCGAGGTCTTTTGGAAGATCGAAGTTTTGAAACATAACTCGTTTCATAATAAGTAACATGAGCCGTTGCTAAAAACGGCCCCTTATGTTTCAAATCCATTCGCTGTTCA